CCCGGCTCCGGCAGGGATTGGAATTTCTAGGTAATCGATTCTCAACTACCCAACCAATATATACCCAGAGCCGGATTCCTTTCTGAGCTACTTCGGGGGCATCCCGCACCTTCCTTCCTGCAGTTTTGGGGAACAACTTTCATTGGGGCTACTCACCTTACATCTCTATTATAACCCACCTGTTCTGACAACTCTACCTCAACTGCGAGAAACTATCACGGGCCGCCCGATTCCCAGACAACCCGCCACGTGAACGCTCCTAGTTTCCGAATATGCTCCGTCCCTCCGCACCACCCAATTGACCCGTGTAACCCCCCTGTCCTTGTCCTTCGGAGCCACGTTCAGGGCCAGCATCCCATCGACCTCGGCCAGCTTCGTCTTCCTCCCGCTGAAGTTGCTCCTACCTAGCACCTTGTTCTCATCGTTTTTGTATGCCGCCGCGTTGGCCTGGGTGGCCGTCACCACGAGGCAGTGCATCTCTTGACTCAGCCGCCGCAGTTGCTTCCACGTCTCGTCGATCCGATCATTGGAATCAGTTGTTCCTTCGGGGTGGGCCAGAATATCGGCATAATCGATACAGATAACATCGGGCACCCAGTCCTCCCGCTCCCAGTCTCGGATCATCGACAGGATTCCCATCACGTTGATCGTGCTGTTTGGGTGGCAAGATATTCGCATCTGATCAGCCCCTCTCGAAACCTTTCGGAATCGCTTGTACGCCACACTAGCAGTCACAGCCTCCAACTTCCTAGATTCCCTGACCGGTGTCCCATCAGCGTTCCAGCCCGTCGGTATCTCGTACATGCCCGCATCCTTTGGCAGCCCGGTAGCTCGCTGGCCCAGCAGCCGCATCAGCTTGTCTTGCGTGTTGTCCCCCGCCTCGATGTATGCCACCCGCAGCCTGGCCCGCAGGCCCCGATACGCCAGGTCACGCAGCCAGAAGCTCTTGCCGGTCTTGTCCGATGCCATCAACCCCACCAGACTGTCACGGGTCAGGACTGGGTTGACCCACCTGCCCAATTCACCTGGATACGAAATCAACTCCCGCTGCCGGTTTGTATCGAACGCCTGCCGCCACGCATCAAAATCCTCCCCCGGTTTGATGACAGCCCCGATTCCCAATTCGATTTTCGACATGCCCGCCATTGAATTGTAAGCGTCCTCCACCCGGCCCCGCTCTAGGTCCTCCAGGACGCCTTCTGCAAGCCTCTTCAGCCTAACCTTGTTCAGATACCTCCCGGCCACGTCAAGCAGGTAGTCGCTGTTCTGGGGCTCCTGCTCGTGCTTGTCGGAGAGGGTGGATAAAAACTTGGCGACCAGATCGATCGTGGCCTCCGGTGCTCGTGTGTGTTCAGCCCAGTTCTCAAACTTAGTCTGAATCTTTTTGCCTGGGGGTGTACCATATTTTTGCAGGTGCGTCATGCACCAACCAGCCACGAGATTCGCCCAGTGAGTCTCGAATAATCCTCCTTCACCCCACTGGCTGGAGATTCGGGAGCACACCGTTTGATCCGTTATCATGCCGATCAGAACGTGCTTGAGGTCAGAGCTGTCGTAGCGTTTTACTTTCACTTAGGAATCTCTGACCACGTGTTGTTTGATTCGTCGTACCGGAAGCGAGGGGGCAGCCCTAACTTCTCGCAAACCATGTTCTGATTTTCCATCAACATGTGATCGTGTTCTGGAAACATCGTGTAGTAGTGATGCTCAAATTCCCCCTCCGCCTCCCTCCAAGCATCTTCCTCCGATTGCGACTTGCCCCCTCCCCGCTGCCGCTCCATGGCCTCGACTATCGAGCCAAACTTCGCAGCAAACTCATACATCCTGTGAAGCTTCGGCGTATAGGCATCCGAGTAGTTCCGCCGATACCATTCGAGCACTTCTTCAATCTGAGCCTGACTGCGATTCCTTTCCGTCCGTACCTTGAAGATGTTCTCGGTGAATACCTCATCCGTCATGTAGATGTGTCCGACTAGATCGGTGTCTTGCTCTGCCATTATCTGTTTCAATTCCAAGCCACGAGCCTCGTCCCATTCCGTCCATTTGGATTTGTGTAGTTTTGTCTTGGGTGTCGTGTAGCGTTTGGACTTCCTAGGCTTGGTAGGCGTGGGTGCCCCTTTACTCTCTCTTTTAGATACATCTCCTTTATATAAGGAAAGATCTGGGGTTTTCGCCGGGTCCAGTTCCGGGGTTTTCGCCGGATCTAGTTCCGGGGTCTTCAAGTCGATTCCGGTACTGTCGGTGACCCATTTATCAAGGTCTAATCGGATGTGTCGCTTGGCAGGGAGCCCCTTTTGACAGGTCGTCAACCATCCCCGCTTCTTCAGTTTGTTCATGGCCCGTCGTTGGGTATCTTCGGACATCCCTATTTCGAGGGTGGCCCCCTTCACCGTGCAATAGAACCACCCGTCGTTATCGTCGGCGTGAAACTTTTCAGACTTGCCGAGTAGGTACATGAACAGGATAGTCTCTTGGGCGGATGCGATCTTGAGTGTATCATACGGTATCTGAAACCACTTCCCTGGAGACGCGACGCGGCGAATCAGTTTCGTTGTCTGGGTAGACATAGAACCTCCCGCAAAGCAAAAAGAAAGCCGGCCCTAGTTTAGTGCCGGGGCCGGCTAAAAGGAATCGTGCAGATGGGATAGCACGGATTTTCTGAATTATAAAAATCAAATCGTAACATATACCCACCTACCTTATTCCAAAAACGCCGGCACTACTCGGCGTCACTGCCCCAATTATACCGCATCCCCGGATCGAATACTAGGGGGGCCTGTAGAATTTTGTTTGGTCCTACTTCCACAGAGGACCCGACTTCATGGACTCACCCCACTTTTCCATGCTCTCCACCGACTTTTGCAGCCCTTCCTCCACTTTCTGAATACGCATCTCCATCTTTATGCTGAGTCCAGTCTGGATCACTATCAGCAACAGGATGCCAGACAGTACGGCGTTCCGAAAGAAGTTGCTAGCTTCCACCCGCCGTGCATGACCAAAATCACTTTAATTCATCGTTTTCCCTTGCCTGTTTGGCAGCTTTGAGTGTGCTGTAGCAGTATTCTACCTCAACTTTACGCTCGACCCCGTACTCATCGCGACCAGTCAGCTCTACATCGTGTTCCATGATTTTGATCTCTATTACAACAATCCGAAGGATGGGGTTGTCGGTGTTGTTGTGGCATCGTACTACCCACACGTCGCGATTTATTAGGGCACGCGTAATGAGCACACCATCAGCAAGCTTCGGTAACTCGGTGTTGGTGGCTTGCAGTTGCTCCATTTCGGTGGCAGCGGCTTGAAACTTCTTAGCCGTAACAGGTAAACCCTCCGACTCGGCCAAGCTAGCTTGTGTGTGTAGGAAGGTTGGATAATCATTCATCGTCTTACCCTTTCGTGATTAGCGTACCAGCGTGACGATAATGATGCAAAACACCATTGCGAACAGCATCCCGGCCAGGAACACGGACAGGAAGGTCGTCAAGTCTTCTGAGTTGCACAGGTCTTGGAACCATTGTGTCATCGTTTTACCTGCGACTGGTTATTTTTTCGTTTCTGTTCTTCGTTCAGGTCCTTGATGGTCTGCCTCCAAAAATCCACGTCCGTCTTGAGGTCCTCCACCCGCTTTCTCAAGACGGTATTTTCCCTCCGCAAGTTTTGCACCAAACGCGATTCCGTTTTGTCGTTCATTGCGTTTCTTCCTGTAAAAATTCACCCGACCGGCGATTGAACACGACCGTTGGCCGGTCAGGTGTCAAAAGGAGGAAGGCCCCCACTCGCAGCGGAGGGCTCCCGGTAACAGGGACGCTCAGCACGGCCGCCTGGCTACGTGTGTCACCTGCCTAAGCATTACATTTTGTCCGGGTCTGCTGAGCCATCGATGGCTCGTTCGATGCTCCCGAAATTGACGGGGACAATCCGACCATCTATCAGCTTGCAGTCTACCCTGTCCGGTCGAATTGCTTCAACCGTGACAACGTGTCCAGCGGTGGCTTCGCAAGTCATCCGAGTTCCCCGCATAACAACTGGGTCTTGTGGTTTCATCTTTAATTCTCCCTTTTGTCTGAGCCCCGTAAATGCCCCTCAATAATTTCCATCATAAGCATGAACAATTCCAGGAATCGTCACTGGATGTTCTGATTGCAATCCCAATGTCGCTGGATTGAGATCGTTCTTCTTAAGCCACTCGACAGCCCTGCGTCTTGCTGCGGGCTTGTTGCCAGCAATCACAACGATGTCTGCCTTCAACCAAACTCCTTTGGCATCGAAAACATAAACTTTCATTTTCCCGTTTCCTTTTGTCTGAGCCCCGTAAGTGCCCCTCTACTCGCTTCTAGCTCCCTCCCCCTAGATTATACCCAATCCAGGCCGAAGCCCCCGCACGACCCCTTCTCGGCGATTCTAAGGGGTCTCTCGTATAAAACCCTGGCCGAAGACGGGTGGCTTTCCCACGTTGCTCGTACACCACCTAGCCCGGCTGGCCTGAAATGCCCGCTTCTTCGCCGTTGCCAACCGATGCTTGGCAATCTCAGCTCCACGTCCCTTGCAGGGGCATTGGCATCCAGCGTCTTCGATCGCAGGGTCTCGTGTAAAACCCACCCCCGAGCCTCACCGCCGGTCTGGGGTAGTGGGCCAGCGGGGCATCGAGGGGGTGGGCGGGGATGTTTCGTTGATTGCAAAGCTCCGGGCCCCTCCCGTCGCTGGCTGTCTCGTCAGCAGCCTGTGGTTTCTGACGGGAGGGGCTGGAGCGTCTCCTACATGCTCAGGGCCAGTTGCATCGCCATCACCCCGCGTTGGGCGTTGACACCGAACAGGGCCGAGCCGAGTCGGCTGTCCTCTGCCTTGGTGGGGTCCTTCAGCCTGCTAATCCGGTCGTGCTGGAGGAAGCCCGTGTAGGCGTTGAGGGCGTTCCAGGCGGATGCTCCGGCGATAGGCAAATCCACGACAAACCGCTCCTTGAATTGATTGAACGATTCCTTCGCCCGGTTCCGATTGTTCCGCTCGATCTTGTTGGTCGGCGTCTCGGCGATCGGTCCGAAATCACGGACGTAGCATTCGAGGAAGAACTGCTTGATCGACTCCGTGTCTACGTCCCTGGCCGCCATGGTGTCGATCATCGCCCGGTTGGTTTCCAGGCTGCGACCGTACAGCTTCAAGGCCGCCTTGGCCTCCTCGACTTTGCCCTGCACGTTTCCGATGTGCCGAGCCGTGTAGCCGTCGATTTGCAAGTTCTGTTTGCTCCCATCATCGGGAACAACCATGTGGAGCGTGTTGCTGCAAACCACCCTGATTATAGTCGGCGTGCAGCGGAGGGAGGTCTTGCCATCATGGCCGTTGCTCACAAGGATGTATGGCCTGACTTCATCCTTGTCCCTGACGGAGAACGATTCACCCTTGAGCAGGAACCAGACCTTGGCTCCGTTGCGGATGCTGCCAGCCGACTCCACCTTGACCGTGTCGTCTTGCTCGGCCAGGGCTTCGCAGAACTCTGCCAGGTCCTTGTTCTGGATCGGTTCGTAGTGGGGGGAGACGACGCCGAGGATCGTTCGAGTGTCGGTCCGAATGTTGGCGACTTGATCGCAGGGGATAAATACCCCTGGAAATCCCGCAAACATCGGCCACTGCTCCACCTTCCAGTCCATCTCCGCAATCCGCAGGGCCTCCAGCGGCGTGGGGGCGTCCTCGACGATCGTGCCTAGCCCGTGCCAGGCTCGTTCCCCGTGCAATACCACTCTGTCGTGCTTTTCGATTTCGTGTGCCATGAGTCTTGCTTCCTTCTCGTAAAAGTTGATGGTTGTAAATGCCCCTCTGACTCAATTATAGCCCTCTTGTCAATCGTCTAGTTCCGGCTCGTGATTGCCTGTTACACGGTATAGCTCGAACCCAAAGTCATAGAGAGCATTGGCAACAGTAGTCGGTGGGAAAAAATGGTGGTTCCATTTCCCACTGAACGCGTTGCAGTTAATTCGCGTCCGGGCCTGTTGTGGATTATCAAAGCGGGCAAAGACAGTTCCGACACCGCAGTCATAGTCGGACTCGACAAATAAGGTCAGTAGCCCGAGCGGCGTTGTCAATTCGTAGCGGTCAACTTCACCGTCAAGTAGTATCCCCCCGTGCCGCTTGATAATTTGCACGGCTCCAACATGGAAGGCAGCACGGTCTTTTTTGGTTGTTTTCATCGCTTCGGTTTCTTTTGTTTGATAACTATGAATGCCCCTCTGACTCAGTTGTAATAGACGGCGACGGCTCCGTTGTCAGGCAGCCCCTCCGGCTCGCAGGCGATGCTGATCGCCATGTCGATTTCCTGCTGCTCCGAATCCCCTTGCAGGTCGTTCCAGGTGAGAGCTTCCTGAACATCCTTCACGGTCACCTCGAACAACTTCTTGTTCGCTGCATCGTCCCACTGTTCAGCGTCGTTCGGCAGCCGTCCCGTCCACTCGACGGAGACCGAACATGCTTGCAAGAGGCGGTTGGCAATGTTAATCTCTACCGCGATTTTCCTGGCCTTTGCCAACGCCCGGCCGAGTGCAGATTGGGGACCGGAATTCTTGGCGTAGCCTTCACCACAATAGATGATCTCAATGCCTCGCAGGGTGGCATTGTGCTCGTTGATACACTTCAGGGGCTCAACCCCCTCCGGCACCACCTGGACGGCGACGTAGGTGTCTGGCCCTTGAGTAGGCCAGCTTCCCTTGGCTTTCTGGCCGTGGATTTCGACGATTGCTCTTCGTGCTTTGGTTGCTGTTGTCATCGTTTCGGTTCCTTTTGTTTAGGGGGATTAGTATTCCCATCCACGAGAATAGTCATAGTTCTTCTTTTCGCACCACGCAATTGCTTCTTTTTCGATTCGAGTCCACTTCAAAAGGTGAATGCCATAGAGGGAATCAATCACCCACCATCCACCTTGCGTGTCACCGTTTCTCGCCTTGCAGATTTTGACCCTTCGACTACTCACGGTTGGCAAGCTCCTCCGACACCAGCGAATGGTGTCGGGATACCCGATTTTCAGGATCGATGTAGACAGTATTTTTCGAGCATCCCAAGATACTCTGATACGCCTGCAACTCCTCTGTCGTCATCTTCGCAAAACTGCTTTGCTCTTGGGTAGTGGTCATCGTTCTGTTTCCTTTTAAGTTTGGTAGTTGTCGGCCCGCTCCCTTGCCCCCCGTAGGGGGCTCGGGGCCGGGTCGGCTAGCCCTGAAGTTGGTGGATTGTAACGAGCATTTCTCGCTCGTGTTGCAGATTGCTCATCTGCGTGAAGACGCGAGTGTGCTCTGCGGAGCAACGGGCCAGAGCTTCGTAGCGTGGCCGCAGGCGTCGCAGGCTGTCGTTGATGTCACTGACGCGGCGGCTCGCAGCTTGTTGTGACTTGGTCATCGTTTCGGTTCCTTTTGTTTGTGTTTGGTTCATTGTTCTTTCCCTTTCTATATTATATTATAGTCTTTCTCCCCCTGAAGTCTACAACCAAATCCAAATTTTGCAGGAAATAAATCGAGTAGTTGCCCTAAGTCTTTATCTAGCAAGGACTTACGCCGACAAAATACTTTCAAGAATTCCGAGAAATTCGCCGGATTTCGCACCAACACCAAAAGACAAACGCGGTTCCAGCAGCAATCAGCCAGGGATTCGGGGTACAGGACTCAATCATTCCCTCTCTTTGCATTAAAATTTTGCCCCTAAAATTTTACTCTGAATCTTAGGGTTAAAATCACCCTTCCAAGTAAGTCTTGCGAATCCACTGAATCATCTTTTCTGGTGCATCCCCTGGATCGCCCGAGTCCAAAATGACCTGATACGTCTCCCCCGAAAACAGGTGCAGGGCCTCACATAATTTCCCTCCTGCCTTCACTGCTTGTTCCTCTGCGTCGAAGCACACGACCCGGATCGGATACTTGGCCAGCAACGCAACCTGCTCCTGACTGTATGCGATACCGAATGTAGCTACGGCCCCCGGTCCGATCTTCCACGCATCTGCAGGCCCCTCCACGATCACCACAGCGTGCCGAGCAAAGTCGGCCCCGTAGAGCAGGTGCTTGAGTGGCAGTCCCCCGTCCCTCTCTGGGTTGGCTGACAGGTAGCGAGTTTGATTCTCCCCAATCGCCCGCGTGGTCCAACTCACGATCTTGCCGTGTAGGTGGATCGGGATGAAGATTCGCCAACCGAGAACCGCGTGGATGCTGATCCCCTCCAAACCCCACCGAGAAGCCGCTAGGCTGGCGTCTAGGCCCCTCCCCTCTAGGTATCGTCTATGTACAGGGGAGAGGGCCGAACGCCCCGCAGGCAGCCGTACAGGGCGAATTTGGGGGTGCTCCGCGAACTGCCTCCCCACCTGCATGCGATCGAGTGTTTTCTGGCTCACCGTCTGCCGGGTGAGTCGAGACAGGACCGCCGGCAGATCGTGGTAGCCGCACCGCCAGCAAACTGAATAGTTGCCTTCGATGTTGATCCCGAGATGATATTTTTTAGAGCCCTCCCCGCACCACGGACAGTCCACTCCGATCCATCCTTCGCGGACGTGTGGGTGCTCCAGCCCTCGCTTGAAATCTACCTCGTGCTCTTCTAGCAGTTCAATGAGGGAGTTCATACCAACGCCCTATGCAAATAGAGGAATTCCAAAATGTCTTCGTCCGCCTCAACCTTGTCGAGGATCACTTGTGCTGTTAGCTTGAAAAAGACAGCGTCGGCCGGCCGCTCTAACATGCTGCACAGGGATGCGATCTCCACGTATCCTCGCACCATCTGCATCCGGTGCCGGTACTGAATCAATCGTAGTCTGGCAGTATAAGGCAGCAGCTTAACTGAATAGTGTCCTTTTTCAGCGTCGAAAATACCATAACCATAAGACACCGATTTAGGATGAATGTTTTTCATCTTCCTTTTCTCCCGTCTCAATTGTAACTCGCATCGTCCGGACGGCGAACGCGAGGGCTTGGTTCACATACTCATACAAACTGAGTTTGGACAGAGCAGCAGCACCTTTCACTGCCATCGACACGTCACGACTCACGCTCAGAGTTGTCTTGTTTTTGCTGTGGCTACTACTCATCTGAAACCTCCCAATATCTCTGCAAACAAATCGAAATTATCAATCGTCCTTGTTCCATCGATCGCCTTGTCCATGACAGCTTGTTTCTTTATCAGGGCCGCACAAAGCCGCTCCTCCACTGTTCCCTTGGCGATCAGGTAGTGGACCCAGACCGGATGCTCTTGGCCGATCCGGTGGCAGCGATCCTCTGCCTGATTCAAATCGCTCGGCACCCAATCCAATTCGGTGAAAGCCACGGTGCTCGCGGCAGTCAGCGTAATGCCAACACCAGCCGCTTTGATGTTGCCGACGAACAATCGAATCTTTTTGTCTTGCTGAAATTGCGTTACCGCATCTTTCTTTTTGTCGGCAGACATCCTACCATCCAACGTCACCGATCTGTAATCGACGTGCTTCACGATGGCATCGATCATCTTGTGGTGCTTGGCGAACACGACCAACTTCTCGTCCGATGATTCCAGGAACTCATTGATCCATCGAATGACGGCACGAGCTTTCAGCTTGGCAGCAAGTCGGAGCAAGTAGCCAACTTTGGTCAGGGCCATCGGCTTTTTGTCTGGGCCGTAGTTCTCTTGCAGCCACCCAGCGAAATCCGTCTCTGCCTCCTGGTACTCGATGGGCTTCCGCATCTCACAGGGGACCGTGTCTCGCAGCTTGGCAGGGAGGTCTTTTAGCACGTCTTCCTTGCGGCGGCGGATCATCACGTACTTGGTAAGTTGGACGTTCAGTTTGTCGAGGTTGGTGGCTCCGCTCCAGTCCCATCCGAAGTAGCCGTGCGTTAATCCACAGTAGCTTTGTGCGAACGGCCAGAACGCAGGCCACACGTCTGGGCGGAGCAGGTTGAGCGTGGGCCACAACTCGGCAGGTCGGTTGGTCATCGGCGTGCCGCTGAGGGCCAGGACGTAGGGAATCTTACGGCAGAGTTTTTTGATGGCTTTGGTCCGTTTGCTCTTGGGATTTTTTGCGAAGTGGCATTCGTCGATGATGATCGTCTGAGGTTGGAATCGGCGGAGCGTTTTCAGCCAAGCTCCCCCAAGTACCTTCATCCGCCCGTTCCGGAAAATCTTCACCTTGTCCACCAATATGTCGTAGTTGATGATGTACAAATCAACAGGCTCGACTTCATAGGGAGCCCGTCCACTCAGCACGATGCTGGAGACTCCCATCCGTTCCGCCTCCTGCTCCCAGACAAACTTGACTGAGGCTGGGCAGACGACCACGGCGGGCAAGACTCCGGGCGTGGTGGTCAGGTAGGAAAGGGCCTGGACGGTCTTGCCGAGGCCCATACTGTCAGCGAGCAGAACCCGACCATCGAATCCTTTGATTCGCTCGACACCTTCTTTTTGGAACGGGTAGAGTTTCATTGTTAATTTTTCAGACATAATATGACGAGGATCGCCACTACTCCCAATGCTATGCCCCCTACGCAGGTGTTGATTGACTCAACCAATTTGATGAGTTCTGTGAATTGCTCTGGGGTCATCTCTACTTTCCTTTCAAGTGTTCAAGGCATTGGGGACAGATCGACGGGTGCTTCAACGACACCAGGATCGCCAAATCCCATCCCATAGGAGGCTGGACCCGCCCGCACAGAGAAGGTGTGTCTATACCACCTCCGAACTTCTGTCCTTTATCGGTAAGTACCCGCAGGCACCACTTAGCGAGTGGAGCCGCTTGGGCTGGCTCGCAGAAGCTAAGGTCGTTGGTGTTCATCTCAGCTTTCCTTTCCTCTTGTCACTGGTTACATACCCCGGTTTGTGCCCGTGCTTCTCGCACCGCTCCAACCCCTTCTGATCGTCCCCTGCCTCCCCTTTCGTGTCGTAGGGACCCATCGGCCCGGCGTCCGGGTCTCCGAGTATCCACCACCTGCCGCGAATCAGTTTGAGGTGGAGGGTCATCATAGTCGTCTCTTCTTTCCAGTCACCCCGAATTCGGTAAGCTTCTCACATTCAGGACAACACCCCGATTTGTTTCTCTGATAATGATACAGCCTTTTGTCTTGCTGCGGATTGAATTTCTTTCCACAAACTCGGCATGTTTTTTGGGAGGGTCCTTTGTGCCGAACCCTCCGATTTTCTTTGTGATAATGGGCCATCATCTCAACGCCTCCCTTATCTCACCGAACGACTCGGTGATCCTCCCCACCGTCCAGCCCATCGCTCGCAAGGCGTCTACCAGCATGTCTCGCATCGACCGTGGCTTGCCCCTGACTTCCTGCCGCAGCTCATTGCCGAACTCCCCGATGAAGCTGAGCAGTTGTTGGGCATCGTCAGAGGCATCATCGCAGAATACCTCAGCGTCGAACGGGGAGCGGTCGGCCCTGTCTGGCAGGTAGTTGATGTTTGTCTCACTGTTTTCGTCAACCGGTCTGCCTGCCAGCGGTCCACGCTTGTTCGGCCACCGCTGCATGATTGACTCTCTGGCAGTTCCCTGATTAATCCGTTTGCGGAGGCTGGCCAGCAGCTTCCATCGAATTTGGAGCACGAGGATCGTGGTAAACTGGGCCCGCTCCGGATCGTGTTTTTCGAGGGCCTCGGTGAAGGCCAAATTTGCAATGCCCATCTGCTCCTCGATGTCCCCACCATGCCGTCGGTTGAAACCGATCACAGTCTTCCAAACCAGATTCTCCACGTCTTGGTAAGTTTCGGCGTGGGCTTGCCCCTTGAGGTACTGCTGCCCTGGATTGGGTTTTGTTGCAGCGATCACGTCATTTCTCCTTTTGTCACAGTTCGGTATTGTCTTTTCAGATGAGTGGTAATGTCAACCTCCGACGATCCACTCACCAGCATCTTCTGGTAGCCGAAACCCACGTCGGCTTCGACCTCTGCCATCAAGCACCGCCGCTCCGCTACGTGTCTGATATTCAGGATTCTTGCGTGTCCGTCCATGAACTTACTCCTTTCTACCAACTGTTATAAAACCGAAGGGTTGTTATCCCCGGCGGCAATTTGGTTACATCTACCTCATACCCATTTTTATTTTCACACGAGTATTCAGACAATGACTCGCCCAGTGGCACCTCTTGCCCTGGCTTGTCGCCTGGGCTCTCAAAATTGAAAAACTGCTTAACCTCATCGGGAACTGGAACACCAGCAGCTTCGCAGTTTTCCCACACGGTTTTCATTTTGTTCCACGAGTCATTGGCTGGTCTGAAACCGACGCAGTGTGTTGACATTCCCATCTCTGAATCTCCTTGCAGTTCTCTGCCCTCCGGTTAAGCCCCTTTTCGGTTCCTTTTTCAGTTCATTGCAATCAGCGAACGGATAAGGTCGGTGGCTTTCTGTCCCCATTGTCTCTTTATTGCATCGGCACAACTTTCTCCGTCTCTGGGCTTAACAACCTCTTCATCAAATCGAACAACATCAAAGCCCCATATTGGCCTCCAGTAATGATAAATGTTTTGTCTGAAAATACGATAAAACGAATCGCAATCAGATGTTTGTGGATGTGGCATTGCCTTAATCCTTTTTCAGTTCGTGGTTACGCCCCAACCAGTTCCTTGCTCCGTTGAGACAGCACATGCACACCCATCCTGCACGCAGTCTCGGGGTCCCGCTCAATCTGACCGTGCCGAGCACAAGGCGTGTCAGGATACCAGTGTTTGACATGAGCTGCACAAGAGTATTTTCCAGGCTCCGAGCCCTCAAGGTGCGGACAAGCAATCCCACCCCCGAGATGCGTCACTAGGTTCCCTTCCACAGGACCTTTGGCCAAGTCGTCTACAATGATAACCGCACACATCTTGCAGCAATATCCGCAACGTAGACATATCATCGCTTGTTCCTTTCTACGGCCCGGCCGGTCCGAGCCGGTAGCCGACGGAAGTGATGCGAAAAGTTCTGCCAAAACTGGTCCTGCCGATCTGCTTGACCGTGGCCTCGGTAGCCGTGAAGAACTCGATCGCCTCAATAATCTCATCCAATTCAGGTCGGCTGTCCACCCTCACGATCGTGTTGATCGGGTTCCGCCAGTCCCGCGGATCCTGCACCCGCTTGAAGGCTTCGTTCAATTCCGTTACACTAAATCGGGTTTTGGTTGCTGTCTGGGTCATCGTTCTGATTCCTTTTGGTTGGGGTTGGTGGTTAATCGCAGTATATCTGCCGGCGTGAAATTTCCTCATTTAGAGCGTCGAGCATACGTTGGGTTGCATCATTACCCTGTCCATCATCTTGGATTTTGATGAGTTCATCTATGCACTTTTCTAGTCGCCGTATCTGACGTGTCTGGGTCATCGCTTCGGTTCCTTTTGCGTTAGGAGGTTAGCAATTCTCGAATCCGTTTTGCAGCATCTTTGTACGACATACTGCATCCATTCAACGACACCGTTTTCGTTCGCGGGTAGACCTGGGCGACACGTCCGGTTACCTCATACAACTTGCAGAGGCTTCGGATTTTAGATTCTGTTTTGGTCATCGTTTCGGTTCCTTTTGGTTGGAGGTTAGTCAGCCTGATCGTCTGTCTTGTGGTAGGGCGTTGCATCCTCAGTTTCATACTGGTCGCGGTAAGGGTTGTAGCCGTCGCCGCCGTCGTTGAATTGGGCATCGTACTTTTTCTCGGCAGCCTTCCGGCCGGCCCGTTTACGGTCGGCGTCAGTCTCTATTACGATGATGTCGTAGCTCAACAGTTCGCCCTGGCCGGCCTCCCGAGTAGCAACAACCATTTGCTGCCAGTGGGTGCGGTGAATGTCCCGCTCGTAGCCAAGGTCAAAATCCACAACTTCGATTTTACCGTTTGGTCGTTCGATCGTGATTTTGCATTCGTAGGTCATCGTTTCGTTTCCTTTTGTTTGAGTGATGTTTTTCATTGTTTCTTCCCTTTTCTCCCCCCGACTATATTATATTATAGGCTTTTCCCCCTTGGAGTCTATAGGCAGACCGTTGATTTCCCCCGATTTTCAGAAAATAAATCGAGTGATTACCCTAAACCCTTGCAGACAAAGGACTTACACAGACAAAATACTTTGAGAATACCGTCGGATTTCCGCCTCAGATCGGCTGAAACGGGGTTCCATCTTCCCATTGCAGAGGCCCGCCACCCAATTCGTGCCACAGCCGCCAGAAGTGATCCTGGTCAATCGCGGCCCCGACGCCGACCAACCGCTGCCCTCCACTAGGCCCTACGATCGTACAGTCGATCATCAGCCCGATAGACTGGATCCCTACCACCTGTATGATCTGCCCACCGTGGACGATCTCCAGAGAGCGAGATATGGGCCGGTCCTCTTGGAGCCAGGTTCGCAGCCACCGTCGCAGTCGGTCAATTAGATTTCCGAAAATCATGGTGAGTCGTTTGAGAATGTCTCAGCCTGTAGCAATGGGGAAGGGTGATTGGAAGGATCGAACCCTTGCTCGCCACGAACCGGCGGTACGCCAAGTCGCACCTGCACTGGTCGAATCCCCGCTCGTGATGATATGGAGTCTGCCGTCGCTTGTTGTCGGGGATGTAGCCGTGCTCCCTTGCGAAGTCTCCCTTGACTATCTGTACACCACCAATGGCCCTGCTGTATTTCTTTGGAACAAAGTCGTCAGGCTCAACATTGATCAAGCAAGGCTTCGCTGCCTTGGCCAACGCAACATCCCCCGTCGCATGATCCCGATGGATCAGCACCGTCTTGGGAAATACCATCGGAGCAAAGCTCGGCCAAGTCACCTCAGCCAAGGCGTCCAAACAATCCTCCCCGAACACGTAGTCGCAGTCAGTGAACCAAACGATATCTCCGGTCGCTGTAATCGCTGCCACGTTTCGCCCGATGGCTCGTCTGCCAAGATTGGGGAGGGTGCATGGTATAGTATGCAATTTTACCTTGGCTGGATTAAATTTGTTCTCAAAAAAACCCAGAACATCACAGACGATCTTATCTACCGGATTGTAGCAGACCGTCACCGTGACGTGGCTTTTGTGCGGATGCAAGATCAACGAACTGAGTTGGTACGTCAGTGCATATCCATAGTGAGCGTACCGACCGGCCCATGCGTGCGTTACGATTTCTATGCTTTTCACAATGTAGCTCCCGACAACTGGTAATCGTACTGCTCGTAAATCTCGGGCTCCACCTTCTGAATGATCTCTTGCAAGTACGGAATCTCTTCGGCTTCCGCAGCCTTGTCTAGATCGATGGGCATCGGGGTAAGTTGATCAACCATGTTCAACCAATATGGTCCCACTCCCAACGCATCGAACAGCTCAATTATAGCTGGCTTCAAATCCTCCGTCCGGATTACGGAATCACCATGATACGATTTGATGATTCGAGTGTACCGTCCCGCCTCTTGCTCGGCGTAGGACAAAATGAATTCCTCGAAGCTCTGGGCAGCCACGGCTAGAGGGGCCAGCACGTCGATTGTGGGGACCCCAACCATTAGCCCCTGTGGAATATAGTAATAAGATCGAAGCCACTCGTATGGGTGCCTCACGAGCGTCAGATTGAATTGTAAGGGATACCTCTGGATCGGCGGGGCGTGGACCTGCGACTGGGAGGTTTCGGTGGTGAATCCCGTAGCAGTTGCCGCCTGCATTACCCAGCCAGCTCCCATCATCGGTGCGGCTGCAAATTGGAATCTGCCATAGTCGATTATGATACTCCTCCTCTACTTGGGCTTGATCCACCAAACGTATCCACGGAGAGTTTCCACGACACAATCATGCTCTTTGGCAAAAGCATCTACAGCAGGTTTAATGACAGGCATGAGCCCGTAGTCATGCCCACAGAAGATACCCCCTGGCCTGACTTTCAGAAACCATGCTTGCAAGTCTGCTGCTATGTCAAGATGCCGAGGATCGATGAATACGAAATCCAAAGACCTATCTGCCACTTCATCGCAAGCCTCCAACGAAGGCTTTTCGATCAACGTGACTCTGTCCATGTATTTTTCGATGCGAGACATGGCCCGCTCTTTTACGAGGGCCATTTTCTTCGCCGTCGTAAGCTCAAAATTCTGATCGGCATACGGCTTCCATGGGTCCACCAAAATCAATCTCAATTCCGGATATTGCTCAAGCAATGCAGCAGAAGTCTTGCCTTCCCAAACACCGATCTCAGCACCACAACCCACGTGCGGCAGTACAGTTCTTAACCAAGCACGCAACGTTTTGGAATGGGCTCGCAGCATCATTCAATTCCCTTCTTGGTAAACACCATGATTCGTCGCCTCAAAAACCGGCTGGTTCCTTCTCGAATGGCAAGTGTAGCTTGCTCATTCAATTGGAAACCAACCCGCCCCATCTCACATGCCACCCACTCAGGTATTCTGCAATTCACATGCTCATGCCCATCTCGGCCTGCTGTAGCCCAACTGATCAGTACACCTCTCTGTGCCGCTGCCAGATTGTCAAACAACTCCTTCTCAAATCTACCGGGGACGTGTTCTCCCACTTCACTGAAAACTATCCAATCAGGTAGTCGTTGAAACAAGCTCTGGCAAATGTTGGGTGTTGTTAAATTCCCAACGGTCACCGTGCCGCCGCTGGATTTGTGGGCATCTGGACTGGCATCTATCCCATGGGCATCTCCCCATCCATTCTCCCGCATCCATCGAACGTGCTGGCCGTATGCACTGGAGCCCATGTCCACGACGAAAGCTGACTTGGGAATTATTGCCTCTATGGCAGCACACAATGCCTGATTGACCTTCCGATTGTGTCGCCGGTTTGCAATCTCAACTGGGAATCCCCCACGCAATTCATCATTCACAATTCTTGCTCCTCATCTTCATGCCAGGATAAGTCCACGCGGTAAACAATCTGATCCAATGAAATGGAACCGGAGTATCTCGAATGATTTTCTGCCCATCGTTTCGCAC